GTGTAAGCAGTCTTCCCCGAATCGCGGGATACATCATGTCTAAAGGAGCAACTTAGATGGCAACCTCATTTGCAGCGTCTGGCAAGACCGACGAGGCCTTCACCCAGGAGCAAGTCATCATCGGCGTCTCCGATGTCATCACGCGACCCGAGACTTACAAGTCAGGTGCCGATGTGGTGGCACTCACCGTGCTCGGACGCATCACGGCCAGTGGTAAGCTGATCAAGAGCGTCAATACCGCCAGCGACGGCTCGCAGACCCCTGTGGCCATCGCCGTCGCTGACGTAGCGTCTGCCTCTGCCGACAAGGTCGGACCTGCGTACATCGCAGGTGAGTTCAACGTCGACGCGCTGGTGTGGGACGCCACTTATTCGACGGACGTGCTCAAGCTCGCGGCCTTCGGCAACGGCCCGATCGTCCTCAAGAAGCTCGCCTGGTCGGCGGTCTAATCAACGAACGCGTCCAAGGAGACCCATCATGTCCATCGGAACATTCGACACCCACACCCTGATGGGTGTTGTCTATCGCATTCCGCCAGTCAACACCTTCTGGCTGAACCTGTGCTTCAACAGCGAGGTGCTGTTCGACACGGAGTACATCGACTTCGACATCGTGGACAGAGGTCGCCGCCTGGCGCCTTTCGTCTCCCCGATGGCGCAGGGCAAGCCCATGCGGCAAGAAGGCTACACGACCCGGCGGTTCAAACCGGCCTACGTGAAGCCGAAGGACAACGTGGACCCGCGACGGCTCATCAAGCGCACACCCGGTGAGCAGATCGGAGGCAGCATGTCGCCGGAGGCTCGTCGCAACGCGGCCATTGCCGACATCGTCGTCACCCAGCGCGACATGATCATGCGCCGGCTGGAGTGGATGGCCGCGAGCGCGATCCTTGACGACCAGGTGGTGATTGCCGGTGAGGACTACCCAAGCGTCACGGTGTCGTTTGGGCGTCCGACCAACCAGACGTTGGCCCTGTTGACGACGGATGCGTGGGACGACAGCGGCAAGCTCGATGTGCTCGACGACATCGACGACTGGATGATCAGGGTGCAGCGCGCATCTGGCTATGCGCCGACACAAGTCATCATGGGCCTGGACGCATTCGCCGCGTTCATGTCCAAGCAGCAGGTCAAGGATCGTATGAACACACTGCTGCGCGGGTCTGAGATCGGACTGGCGGCAGTCGGCAACGGCGAGTCGGTGCAGTTCCGTGGCACGGTGGGGCCACTGGCGGTCTACACCTACGCCGAGATCTACGAGGACAACTCGGGCAACGTCGTCGACATGATGGACAGCGAGAGTATCGTGCTCATCAACCCGGCCGGCGTGCAGGGTGTGCGCTGCTTCGGCGCCATCATGGACCCGAAGGCTGGCTACATGCCTGCCAGCATGTGGCCGAAGAATTTCATGTCCGAAGACCCACCTGCCGAGTTCGTCATGACGCAGTCAGCGCCGCTGATGGTGCCCAAGCGTCCTGCAGCCGCCATGCGGGTCAAGGTCATCGACAATTAAGCCATTTATTGGCAGTTTAGGAGGTTTATATGGCGAAGAAAAAGTACCGCGTACTCAAGGCCGTCAAGGTGGACGGCAAGGAGCATCAAGCCGACGCGACACTCTCACTCGAGACTGCGACCGGCGACCGCTTGCAAGAAAAGGGTTTCGTCGAGCCACTTGATGCCGAGCCCAAGAAGACCGAAGACGGGCTGTGATGGCAACGTGGGCAGAGATCAAGGCACAGGCGCGCGACAAAGTGCACACGACGTTCGCGCTGCCCGCTACTTACTATGCTCCAGGTTCGAGCACGGCTGTGCCTGTGACCGTGCGCCATCACACCCGGACGTGGACAGGTGGCGACCTCGATCGAGAGGGCTACGGCCAGCAAGTCGAGGACATCAATCGGCTGGTGTTCGACACGGGGCAGGTCACACCAGCCTACAAGGGCAAGCTCGTCACCGAGTCCGGCGATGAGCTTTACCTGGAAGTTCTGGAGCGGCAGGATGCCGGCCGCTATCAGGTGTGGAACGTGGTCCGCCAGAGATAGGAGAACGACATGTCGGTTGTATCGCTACTCATTGCAATTCTCATCCTCGCGCTGGTCTTCGGTGTCATCTGGTGGGTTTTGACGCTCATTCCACTGCCCGCACCATTCTCCACAATAGCGCAGGTCGTTGTTGCGTTGATCTTCGTGCTGGTGTTGCTAGGTATGGTGTTTGGCGGCATTTCGGTGCCGGCGTGGCGTGGATAACAACGTTGAAGCAGTGTTGGCTGTCGCTGGCATAGTTGCCGTGGTCGTCGCCTTGCTGGCCTACATCTACATACCTGCGTGGCTGGACGAACGACGGATGCGCCGCGAGGTCGAGAAACGGGATTGCGAAAAATGACGTACTCTGCTGTTGCAACTAACGAGGGTGAGGGGCTCGACATGGAGCAACTCATCATCGGCGGTACTGACGTGATCACCAGGCCACAGACGTTTGCGTCTGGGGCGAACGTGCTGGCGCTGACGGTGATGGGGCGCGTGACCGCCACAGGCAAGCTCATCAAGTCAGTGGCGACAGCAAGTGACGGCTCACAGGTGCCTGTGGCCATTGCTGTTGAGTACGTCCCATCGGCATCGGCTGACAAGATCGCCCCGACCTACGTGGCTGGTGAGTTCAACGTCTGGCAACTTGTGTGGGACGAGTCGTGGTCTGGGCAGGAGTTGACCGCCTTTATTGACAAGCCAATCGTGCTCAAGGAACTGCCAGCACTGGCCGGTTACTTCTTCACCGGGACTGTTGACCCCGGCTACACCACTTAAGGAGATCGTCTTGGCTATCACCAAACGCACAGTCAAGGGTTCACCTCTAACCTATGCGGAACTCGACGCCAATTTCACGGAGTTGTCGCCGCGCATCGCGACCGTCACTGCAAACACGACGCTCAGCAGTGCGCATCACACGGTATTGGTGGATGCGACTGCAGGCAACATCACGCTCACACTGCCAACTGCGGCCAGCGCCTACAGTGGTGGCGTCGGTCGGGTCTACAACGTGAAGAAGATTGACGCGTCTGAGAACACCGTCACGGTGGACGGTGCGTCTGCGGAGACGATCGACGGGGCTGCGACGCAAGTGCTGACAGCGCAGTGGCAGTCGATGACGATTCAGTCAGACGGAACTGCGTGGAGCGTGTTATGACTTACAAGTTTCCTCTCGGTGGCGGTGGCGGTGGCGTCGACACGTTCACAGCGCTGACTGATGCGCCGCAGTCGATCACACCGAATGCGGTTGTGGTTGGCAACGACGCAGGCAACGGCTTGTTGATGTCTGACATCATCTCGATCAACGAAAACGGCGTTTTTCAGATTGTCGAAAACACCGATGCAGGTGTTGCAATCACCACAAGTGGGGGTGGTGGGTTCAGCGTTGCAGCAAACGGCAGCGGTGGCATCTCACTGGCGAGTAACGATGGTGGCGTGCACTTGCTCGCAAGCTCGGATGCCGCCGTTGAGATCATTGGCAGCGGCGGCGGTGGCGTACAAATAGCCGCCCAAGGCACAGGAGGTGGCTATGTGCAAGCCGATGGAGCAGGCGGTTTGTTCGTCTCTGGTAACGGTGCGGGTGGGCTCACGCTGCGCGCCGATCCTGCTGCAGGAGGACTGATCCTTAGCGGATTGGACGTAACTGCGTCAAGTGTCACTGTGACAGTCACAGTTGATGCCGTCAGCTATAACGTGGCGAAGGCACTCAAGGTCAATGTTGGTGGCAGTGTCTATTTCATGCCGCTGTTTGGGCCGTTGGCGTGACAAAAGCTCTTATCGACTTCCGCGGCCTGGAAGGGCTCGCGACCTACTTCAAGCGGTTTCCTGAGACCGCCGAGAAGGCCGCGCGCCTGGCGATCAACGACGCGGCCGACAAGGCCGTCACGTTGGCACGTCGCGCCATCATCGAACAGGTGGCCTTCAAGCCCTCCTACCTTGACAGCACTCGGTTGGGCGTCAAGCAGCGCGCCCGCGGCGCCGACCTCGAGGCCGTCATCTCTGCGCGTGACCGGGCCACGTCGCTGGCACGTTTCGCACTTGGTACAGTGGCCTTCGGCCGGCCGAAGCGCCCGCCCCGCGTGCGGGTCAAGCAAGGCGGCGGAGCGACATCATTCAAGCGCGGGTTCTTCGTCAAACTCAAGCGCGGCAACGCCTTGACCGAGGACTCATTCAACATCGGCTTGGCGGTGCGGCTCAAGAAGGGTGAGAGCCTTGCTGGGTCACAGGCAGCGGCGAAGCTCGGCGGCGGTGTGTACCTGCTCTATGGGCCGTCCGTGGCGCAGGTGTTCAACACCGTGCGTGACGACATCGCACCTGAGGTGGCAGAGTTCGCTGCGTTCGAGTTCCATCGGCAGTTTCGCCGGCTGAGTGGGGACTGACATGCCTGCGCCCGTCCCCAAGAGGTTGCAGGTCAAGATCGCACTGTGCGAGTGGTTGGAAGGCATCACACCGGCCAACGGGTATCAGCATGACTTGTCGCCGACTGGTGGGGTTGTGCGGGTGTTCAGGGGGCGCGATTTGTTTGGCCCTGAGACAACCACGCCTGTGTGTGCAGTCCTAGAGCCCTTGGGGCCTGACAGGGACATCGACGACGCTGGCTCAGGTCGCATCGTGCACGAGAAGATGATCCTGTTGATTCAGGGTTGGGCTGACAGCGACCTAAGCGCGACGCACCCCACTGACGGTGCGGACTACCTGCTCGCAGACCTGAAGAAGCGCGTGGGTGAACTGATTGGCAATGACTTGCCTCCGTCCATGGAGAAGTCATATCACAATCTCTACGGTCTGGTGTCAGAGATCAAAGTCGAACCCGGGACTGTCCGTCAGCCTGACCAGTTCTCGGCGCTGGCTTATTGTTTCTTCCGCGTCGTGCTCGAATTCGTTGAGCTAATCGACGATCCATATGCAACCAACTGACGACAGGAGATCGAAATGTCTAATGCAAACAAGCAATACATCGTGGGCCGTGGGAAGCTCTACTTCGACCAGTTTGTCACAGGCACATTGGCCGGTGTTGGAGAGAGGTACTTAGGGAATACAACCGGATTTTCGATCTCCATTACCAGTGAGACACTGGACCATTTCGACAGTGACGGTTCAGGCATCAGTGAACTCGATGCGAGTGCCGACTTGAAGGTGACTCGCAAAGGTACCATCGTTTGCGACAACATGAGCGACGACAACGTTGCGCTCTTCCTGCTGGCTGACTTGTCAACGCAGACTCAATCTTCCGCGACTGGTGCGACAACGGTGATTCCTGTTGCGACCGGTGATAGATGGTTCCAGATGGGCAGTGCAGTCGGCGGAGTGCGTGAAATTTCCTCAGTGGCAATCAGCGGTGGCACACTGACAACTGACTATCTCGTGGACGCCACGCTCGGACGCATCTACATCGTCCCTGGTGGTGCACTTGACGGTGACCTCGCCGTGACGGTGACCTACAACGTTGCTGCCAAGACTCGCACACACATCACCACAGGTAACAGCACATCTATCAAAGGTGCGCTGCGCTTCATTGCGAACAACTCGACAGGTCCGAATCGGGATCTCTGGATTCCTAAATGCCTGGTCACGCCGTCG